CTACAATCCGGACATATCGCTTGGATGGTTTGACCAGGTCCAGGAGAAATGTCTCATTATCATCATCAGCAGCAATTGTCTGAGATGTGGCCAAGAGATCAGCTGCATCTGAGAGATCTGATTCATCTCCCTGCTGGGCCTTGATTGATGTGACAGCAGTGGCAGTGATCACTCCCATCCTGATGAGCATCAGGACTGACTCAAAGCCAGCCATGTCCAAGGTGGTTCCATTGATTGCTGTCTGAGCAGCTACTCCAGCAGCTGGAGTGACAGCTGTGCTGACTTTTGCATTTTTAATCATGTTTTGCATAGTGTTTATTCCTCTTTGGTTGCAGCAGGGAGAGTGGCTATGGCTCCACCCTCCCCACCTATCTGATTAATCAGAAAGATATTTATCCCAGAGTTACTCTGGCAAAGGCCTCCTCAAGCACAGGCATTCCATCCAGCTCAGCCTCACCAATGAATCCCACTTGGCCAGTCTTAGCATAGAGCTCATTGAGCCTCTGGATCTCAAAGGCCAGGGAGTCTGCTATCCAATACTTGGACCAGTCACCCAGGATACCCACATAGAGTCCAGTTGTGAAAGTAGCTGGAGCATACTCACTCTGGTGGACAGGATTGCCCAGCAGCATATCAGGATCACCCACTTTTTTGGATGGTTCCCAGATATATTGACCATTGCCATCTTTGAGCTTAGCAATCTGCTTGACTCCGGTCCGGTTGAATAGCCATTGAGCTACTTGCTGATATTGAGCTTTCAGACCATACTTGGCCTCAATCAGACCATCAAGGCGGATCTCTGTGGTAGTGTTACCAGTTGAGAAGTCCCTGCCAGTGGAGATTCCATCAGATGATGCTGTGAATACTCCAAGAGGCTGCTGATTGCCATTACCAGTGAGAAAGCCTTTTTCCTCAGTGATTCCGAATTTGTAGGCCAGTCGCTCAATGATGAGCTGCTCTGCTGGGATGGCAGAGAGCCGGAGTAGTTTTTTGGAGATGATAATCTCTTTGGCCAGCTTGTGAGGAGTCAGGGATCTCTTGCCCACTGACATGGTGGAATCACGTTGCACAGTACCCACCTCAGCTGTCCAGTCTGCATCAGATGGATCATTGTCCATGGAGACCGCTCCCATGGATGCTGATTCATTGAGAGTGAATTTTGTGGCCAGCTGCCTGACAAAAGTCTGATCATCTACTGCCTTGATCAGCTGACTGACAAATTGTTCTGGTGGGACCAGATATCCAGCTTGGATATCATTGTCAGACTGGAGGGATCTCAATTCCTCACCCATGTCCCTGACTTGACCACTGACCAGAAAGCCTCTGAATTGAGTCAGCTGAGCAGCTGCTCTCTGAGCCTCTGGTGATCCTTTGTCAGCAATGGAGAGAATGTCCTCAATAGACTGGACCTGATTTGCAAGGGATCTCTCAGCATCTCTCTGTCTGACAGCCACATCAATCTGATCCTGGATGTCATCTGCCTCATCCATGAGAGCATCAAATTTGCCTCTCTCCTCATTTGTCAATTTTCTTTCTTCGATCTCAGCCAGGTTAGTGATGGCTCTAGCATCAGTCTCAATCAGCTGGACTCGCTTTTTTTGCAGTTTCTTTAGGTCTAACATTGTTTAGATCTCCTTTGTTTTTGACCTGTTTTTATTATTTGCGCTTTGCTAGATCTAGCCTGCGCTGCAATATATCAATCTCCCAATTGTCCTCTGGGATCTCAGGATTTTCTCTTTGCTCCTCAATCCAGTCATTCAGGGATCTGGCTGAGGTGGTAGTGTCATTGTAGACTGGACTTGTGACTGGTCCCATCTCAAAGCACTTGAGCTCCAAGAGTGTCCGGACTACTACCTCACCATCATCAGAATACTCCCATTGATCCTTGATAGTCTGGAAAGTGAATGAGCTCCCCTTGACATCTCCTCTATCTATCATCACTGGGAGATCTCTACCAATTTGAGTGTCTGGAGCTATGACACTATAAAAGGCTCCAATGGAGTCCTCAGTGATCTCCAGAGTCCCAGCTGATTTCCTGCCCAGCAGGAGGCTCCGGTCATGATTGAATGCACATATGATATCATCATTGGCAATTGTGTTGGTGAATGCTCCTGGAGCAATTCTTTCAGTGAACCAGAGACCCTCAGAGTCTTTATTGAAAACAGCACCATATCCCTCAATATGTCTGGGCTGGCCATCCTCACCTCCATTCATCCGGATCTCTTGACTGGGGAGCAGCATTCTCTCTCTCTGGTCCTGTGGTAGAGATCTCTGATGCTGTGCCTTGATAGCCTCCAGCCTCTCCTCTTTTCCCAATTTCATCAGATCAATCTTTGCCATTATTGTCTCCATCCTCTTTGAATATTTCACTTATTTGATCATGTGGGAGCTGCTGGAATAGTGCTCTCATTCCCAGCATTCTCACTTGTTTGACTTCCTCATTTGTGAGCTTTCTCATCTCATCAGCATTCACCATATTCAGTGGCTGGAGATAGACATCTCCCTGATCACCAATCCCATTCATATTCTCAATCTTGAGGATGTCATTGACTGATAGCCACCCCCACATCCTAGCTAGTGAATAGGCTGCATATCTTGATTTTAGGTCACCTCTCAGCAGTGCATCCACTTTAAATTCTGCAAAGAATCTGAGCTTATCAGTGCTGTCCAGGAGGTCTCTTGTGATAGCCTGCTCCCATTTGACTAGCCAGGGAGTGAGTGAGAATATGACAAAGTCCAGGGACTGCTGCTCAATATTATTGAAAGTAGCTCTCTCCAGATCCCCAATCATGTGAGGTGGGACTCTGAATATCCTGGCAATATCTGTGACTTGAAATTTTCTGGTCTCTAAAAATTGTGCATTTTCCGGAGTGATAGAGAGCTCATGGATCTTGAGACCCTCCTCAAGTATAGCATGTTTATGGGATCTGTTGACTCCCTTGTGCTCATCATTCCAGCTCTCATTGATATTCTGCTTTCCCTTGTCTCCAAGTGACCCAGGATATTCAAAGACAAAGCTGGGAGTGGCATCATTTCTATAGAATCTGGCTCCATACTTTTCAGCTCCCAGACTCAATCCAATGGTCCTCATGTGGTTTGCAATTGGGTCCAGACCAGACAATCCATCCACAGTGAAAAACATGATTTGCAGCATCTCATCAGCCAGGATGATTCTAGATCCTCCGGACAATGGATAGTATCTATAGGCCTTGACTCCATCTCTCACCCAGAATGGCTGGACTCTATCAGGATGCCTGGGGATGATCTGGTCCACTTCTCCTCTATTGTTGAATATGATCTCACCATAGGCATTGCCTCTGAGGAGTACATGGGCCATCATCATCTGCTTGAATTCATATGGAGTCTGGAAATTGTTTGGACTGCTGTGGATGATTGTGAATAGTGGATGATCTGATGCTTTGATCTTTCCATCATCAGATCTCTGATAGAGAAAGATTGGGAGACTGGCCACTGTCTCAGCCAGGAGACCCACTGCTGAGGACACTGCTGATACTTGCATTGATGTCTCAGCTGTCACCTGGAGTCCAGTGTCAGGATCTGCTCCACCCCAAAAGTGGCCCCATCCTGGAGAGCTGATTAATTGTGAATATTTTCTGGCTCTCTTGAGTGGTGAGACTAATGAGCTCAGTGTGGATCTGACTATATGGCTGGCCATATTACCCACTGAGCCTCTCTTGATTATACTGATTGGATACCCCTTTCCTCATAGACTGAGGGACCAGATGGAGCATTGTCCTTGGAGATTGCTCTGCCAAGTGCCATCACTGTGGCCACTACTCCATCAATTTTCTCTGGTGATTTCTCTTTGTCTGGTTTGATGTTGCCAGCAGGATCTGACCTGGTGGCCACATTGGATATCATCCACTTCATGACTGGATTGCCATCATGCCTGAGCTTTTTAGTGAGGATCAGAGTCTCTAGTTCTTTTGATGGTCCGGACATGGAGGCAAAGCCTTGGCCATATGGGATCACATTGAGACCATCCTCCTGCAGCTCTGACATCAGATAGGATGCATTCCATCTATCAAAAGCTAACTCCTGGAGAGGCACAATCAGACCCAGCTGCTCTAGATCTTTTCTGATATATTTCTGGTCCACTACATTCCCAGGAGTCAGCTGCAGCCATCCGGATCTAGACCAGGCTATATAGTTTCCTTGAGACTTCTCATCTCTTTCTGCAATATTGTCCTCTGGCATATAGAATCTGGGGATCAGTTTCCAAGTATCATCCTCAGCCAGTGGTGGCCATAAGAGAGCCAGAGCTGTGATATCTCTTGTGCTTGAGAGATCCAGTGCTGCATAGCATGAGACCCCTCTCATGTCATCCAGCTCCAGGATTGAATCCAATGCCTCCCAATCCTCTACTGATAGCCATCTATTCTCCTGCTCAGTCCACTGATTCAGGTGGAGTCTCCTGAATGCATTCTGTCTGGCTGGAATCCTTTTGGCTTTCTCACATTCTGAAAATAGATACTCAGGATTGACTGTCACTCCATAGCCTGGATTGCAGGCCTCCCAGACCACAGGATCTGTCCAGTCTGCATCATCCGGAGCAGCATAGATCACTCCATAGAATTCATCATCCTGGATGGCTCCACTGATCACTTGCTTTGCATAGTCATGGTATTCATAGCAGATGGTGGTCCGGTCATGTCCTGCAGTGGTGAAAAAGATTGTCAAAGGCTGCTCTCTGGCAGAGGTGGCTCCAATGAGAGTGTCATGGAGCTCTCTATTTTGTTGGACATGGAGCTCATCAAATAAGAGTCCAGAGATATTGAATCCATGCTTAGTCTTTGGAGCTGAATTCATGACCTTGAATAGAGATCTAGTCCCAGCCACATAGATGGAATCCTTGAAAGATTCAGTCCTGCCAGATAACTCTGGAGACTCCTCCACCATGTCCTTGGATAGATCAAATATGATTTTGGCCTGATCTTTGTCACCAGCCACAGAATAGACCTGAGCTCCAGGCTCTCTATCAGCCATGGTCAGATAGAGTCCCAGCCCAGATGCAAAGGCTGATTTTCCATTCTTTTTGGGGATCTCTAGATAGGCCACTCTATATCTCCTGGTGTGATCTTTCTTTCTTTTCATTCCAAAAACATTATTGACAAAATCAATCTGATATGGCATCAGCTCAAATGGTTTGCCAGCCCATTTCCCTACTGTATGCTGGAGCAGCTGCTCAAAGAATGTGATGACCTTGGCTGCTGCTTTTTCATCATAATAATATAGTGACTCATTGGAGCTCATGCATCTCCGGACTGGCCAGGAGTATATCCATTCCCACCATCCATATCACTGAGGATCTCATCCATTGCAGTGGCTGGTCTGGGAGCTGGCTTGTGTGGTGGTGGTGGTCCAGTTTGGTCAGTCTCAGCTGGGAGCTGTGGTCTATCTATCAGAGTGGTCATGACTCTCAGCTTTGTCCTGGCTGATGGAGTCAATCCAAATTCTGCATAGAATACTTTCATCTGCTCCAGGCTTTTATTTGCTATATTTAGCCAGGGATTCTGCTGTAGATATCCCATTGAATTTATTACAATTAGCTCACCATGTCTCCTGACTTTCAGCTCGGCTTTTCTCCACCTGTCATAGACTTGACAGTATGAGGCAATAGAGGCCATGTCCAGCTGGGACAATAGTCCTAGAGTGAGGAGGAGTGGAGTGATTCTTTTCCACTCTCTTTTTGCATATGGTGATAGATGATTTGGACACTTTGGAGCAATGATGGCTGGCCTTGGCTCATCAGGAGATATGGCTTTCCTGCCTGGATTCCCCTGGTCAATTCTCAGCTGGGTGGGTTTGGGATGTCTACCCATTTGGAGCTCTGGGAGCTATAGGGGAGCCCCCCCTCAGAGATTTCGTGCAAAAAAAATTGACGTT